GGCGGTCTGCTTGGCGCTGATGCCCATGTTGTCCAGTGTGCCGGCCGCTGCACGCTGGGCTACCTCCGCCTGGCGCAGTTGATCCAGGTAAGGGCGCAGCGTTTCGGCGCTGACGCCGCGCTGCTTGGCCAAGTTCTCAAAATAACTGGCCGTGCCGCGCTCGCCGGCCTGCATGGCCGCCGTGGTGCGCTCGATGCTGCCGATGATCGATTTGGCCGCCCTGTCGACTCGCTTTCCAGCCTCTTCGCCGCCCTTGCCGATGCCGTCCAGGCTTTTGCCGGCCACCTCGCCCTGGCGCGCCATGTCCTGCGCCATGTCGCGCACGGCGGTCTTGGCCTGGTCGGTGCCCTGGCGCACGCCGGTGGCGTCAAACTCAGCGCCCAGCTGTACCTTGCGGGTGTCGGTCATTGGTTGTGGTCCTTGCCCATCTGTTCAAGTGCAGCCGCCTCTATCGTGCGGACGTCTGCAAACCGCTGTTCCCACTCATCGCCGGCCAGGCCCAGGCGATCCATGCGCAGGAACAGCGCGGTGTAGTCCAGCGCGGTGGGCCCGTTCATGCCGGTTCGCCACTGGCCGCTGATCTCACAAAACAGCGACCAGGCGGGCCAGTTTTCGGGCCACACCTCAATGTCTTGCTGGGCGATCAAGTAGCCCAGGTTGAAGCCGTTCTGCGGGCCGCCGGCCTGCTGCGCGTAGGCAGCCGCAGCGGCCCGTTTCAGTTTCCCAGGCGGCCCTCGGTGATGGCTGCGCGGTACTCATTGATCAAGGCCTGGGCAGCGCCGGGCAGCTCGTCGCACAGCTGCACCACCGCTGCGCGGGTAAACGCCTCGTCCAGGTTCCATCCGTCGATGATCTGCAGGATGTAGTCGGCGTTGGTATCGCGGGTGCGCTCCAAAGCCTGCGCCAGGCTGAAGGCCACGTCCTCATCGGATTCGCTGGCCGGAACCACCTGGGCCGACTTGAGAAGTGCATCGACAAATGCGCCGAATTCGGTGCGGGTGCGGTAGGTAAAAGACACCTCAATGGTGCCCTCGCCGCCTTCCAACATGGGCACCTTGATGATGCGCTTGAAGCTCTTGGGGCGATTGCCCAGGGAAATCTTGGCCATGTGATGGTCCTTCGTGGGGAGGGTTAAAAGTGCCCGTGCCCGACTGGCGCTCTCCCCACGACGGAAGAGACACCAGCCGGGCCGGTGCACGGGCATGGGCCAGTGCGGCCCACTTGGTCGATCAGGCGTAGGAGATCGCGCGGCCGAGCATCGACAGCGCGGCGGTCACCTGGTTCGCCTGGTTGACGTTGAGGCTGGGCACCTCAGACACGGCCATGTAGCCGTAGCCGTAAGTGGTGCTGCCGCCCGACAACTGCAGCTTGAACGCCACCTTCGACAGCGCGCGGCTGATGCCCAGCATGGTCTGGTATGCAGCATTGGCGGCATCGTGGCCCAGGGTCAGCGTGATGCTGGTGGGGTTGAAGCCGGTGGGCACGTTGATGCCGTTGCGGCGGGCCAGCGGGTTGATGGTGGTGAAGCGCGGGTCGCCGCCGCTGGTGGCAATCGTCAGCACCTGCGGAATCTCGGTCCAGCCGCTGATCTTCTGCGTGGTGCTGTTGGCACCGCCGCCGGCCGAGAAAAAGCCGACGTTGCTGGTGTCAAGACCCAGCAGGCTGAAGGTGTCAGCGGTGAGCTGGTCAGCTTTGAAGACGGTGTCGGTGGCGTCTTCCCAGCCAGAGGTGAGCAACAGCTCGTCACCGTCGACGTAGCCGTGGGCAACCGATCCAGCCACTGTTGGCGAGGCGTTGCTCATGGTGGCCAGAGTCTTCGCGGCTGCGAAGGTTTGCGCAAAGTAGAACTTCGCGCCTTCAGGGAAAGCGTAAGCCATGGAGGGATCCTTCTAAGAAAAAGCCCGCGATGCGGGCCGGGGGTGGCGCCCTCTTCGGGCAAGAAAAAGCCGCCAGCGGTTGCCCGGTGGCGGCTTGTGGCGCTGGCCTGGTGGCCTATCTGGTGCTGATGATCGAGAAGTCCTGCATGCAGCCGTACAGCTTCAGGTCTTCCTCGGCTTCGCTGATTGGCTCGCCGTCAGGGCGGGCCATGAAGGGCATGGTGTTTAGGTTACAGATGGCGGCCTCGACCTGGCGGATCAGGGCCAGCGCATCAAGGCGCGACCCTGCCCACACGTTGATCTGCATGAGCGTGTGGCGCTTGTCAGCCGCCGTGCCATCCAGCCACCGCAGCGGACGCCCGCCGATGGCCTGGAAGGTGACGTAGGGCCGCGCCGTGCCGCTGGGCGCAAAGTCGGAGAACACGCGCGGACACAGGGTCTTGAGCGTGGCGACAAGGTCGGCTTCCATCGTCATGCCGTGACTCCCATGCGCTTGAGGAACTCTGCCCGGCCAGCTGCTGCCGCTGCCTCAGTCTTGGCCAGGGCCGGCCGGATGAACGGGCGCGCGGCCAGCTGCTTGGGCTTTGCCAGCGGTCGGTCCTTGTGGGTGATGAAGCGCCGGGTCTTGGGGTCGTAGCTGATCTCGTAGCGCTGCAGGTGGCCAAACTCCACCAGGTGGCCATGCGGGGCCTTGCGTGCGTTCCAGCTGACGTGGTAGGTAGCGTGGCCCTGGCGGCTGTTGTCGGCGCTGTAGGCTTGGTAGATGCTGCTGGCCAGGTTGCCGGTCTTGCGCTTGATGCGGCCCACGTTGCGCTGCACTTCCTCGTAGAGCACCTGGGCCACCGCCTGGGCTGCAGGTCGAGCTGCCGCCTCCGCATCGGCGGCGATGCCGTCGATGGCCTGGTCCATGCCCGCCAGGTCAACACTGATCCTGAACGTGCTCACTTGGCCACCTCACACACCAGCTCGATGAACTGCCGACCGTCTTCCACCGGCACCACGGCCTTGATGTCGTACACCGCGGCGCCCAGCAGCAGGCGCATCTCGGCGGTGATGTCGCTGCGCCGGCGGATGCGGGCCGACATGCGCACGGTCGACACATTGGCATCGGCCTGGATAGCCTGGGCGCCGCTGCCGTGGCGCACTTCAGCGCGCGGCGTGGCCAGCGTCTGCCAGGCGCCCGTGGGTTGGCCCAGCGCGTCTTCACCCACGGCCTTGGCCTGGATGGTGACCAGCGTGCGCAGTTGGGATGCAGTGGTCATCGGTCAGCCGTAGAAGCGGTGCTCATCGAGCAGCCGGTCGATGAAGCGGCCAGGCAGCGCCACCGCCTTGCCGCTCAGGTCGATCGCTTCGCGCTGGGCATACAGGGTGGCCGCAGTGACCAGGATCCATGCGCGCACATTGGCCGGCACGGTATCGGCCGTGGCGCCGTAGCCAGCGACGAACTGCACCCGCACCGCGTTGGCCACGTCGTCGGTGGCGGGCCAGTTGGTGCCATCGGCCGGCAGCAGCCAGCCGGGTGCGGTGTTGCTGTCCAGCACGTAGGCGCCCGAGCTGAGTGTTTGCAGGGCGCCGGCTGCATCGACATACAGCACGCCGCTGACGCTGACGGCCGGCGACTTGTCGAGCCGGATCCCGGCCTCGGGGAATGCGTCGATGCGCAGCTCCCAGGTTTGATTGATCAATGCGCGCTGCAGCTCATGCTCGGCCGCCATGCGTGCTGCCGTGATGTAGATAGCCAGCAGCGCGTCTTCGCTGGCGTCGTCCGCGTCTACCCGGCACTGCATGCGCATGTCGGCAATGCTGACTGGCTCGACGGTAGGCGGGGTGATGAGGAAAGGCTCGCTCATGGCTGGGTGTACCGGCAGGGGATGGGATCAGATGCGCCGCATGGTTGCGCGGCCCCAATCAACCGTGGCGGTTGCGCTGCTCAACACAGCCAAGTCCAAACGAACCCGCAGACTCGGCCCCGCCGAAGTGGTGGTTGATTCAAGATCGAAACCGGCAGGCACCGTGTAAAGCGGCGTTCCAATCACAAGACCCGCCTGCACTTCAGCCGACAGCGGCGCAGAGCCGTTGCCGCTGTCGTGGTACATGGACTGCACCGCGCCAATAGATGAACTGGCCGTATTGAGGAAACTGGCCGTAATGGTTGGCTGAACTTGCCCGACTGCAAC